TTATAGAACGATTAAAACAGACCGTTTAAACTGGATTAAGATAGAAGGACAGAGATATGAATTTAAAAAAGAGAAATTATGCTAAGTAACGAAGACAAAAAAAGAGAAGATAAACTACATGAAAAGGGAGTTAAATTCCTTAGGGAAGCTAGTAAAGAAGAACAGTTGAGACTACTGTGGATGATGTGTGAGGATTTTTACTTCCCTACAATAGATAGAGAGAATGAAGGTGTCTACTATGATAGTTTAATGAACGATACCAAAACAGGATTTGTTCCTGTAGCTTTAAATGATGATGGAGAATTTATATTCCATAGAGAAGGTTTTGTTGAAGAACTATTACAGGAGGTTGCAATGAAAGAGGTAAACGAAATACTAGATAAAGATGAATAATACGAGAAAGAGGACAGTTAAATCAGAACTAGCTTTTATTTGGAAGGACAATACAGTCACCTATTGGAATGAGGATGGACATATAGTAACTAAGCCAAGACAAGATGTAATAATTATAAAAGAAAATGGACATGAGGTATGAAATTAATGTAGATTTATATAATAAAGAGGTAACTTTATTCATTAGTACGCAATTTAGTTATTCAATTAACTCTTTTGATTTTGATGGAGAGTTAGAGATACCCGATAGAGATTTTTTTATAACTTTAGCTAATACGATTGGCATGGAAGCGGATCAGTTAGAATCTGAAATCTATAAAGCATATAATACAAAAAAAGAGTTATTTTATAAACAGAATATCAATATTACATGAGAAATAATTTTACAGAGAATAGTGACTTTGAAGAGATGCCGAAAGACTTCTGGAACTATCCTTACAATCCTATAACTGGTTTTTTCTACACCATAAGGTCTACAGAGGCTCGTAGAAGCAAGAGTAAATATTTTAAAACATATGACGTACTAGAACAATGAAAAGATTAATAGATAAATTAGAAGACATAAGAGACTATTTATATGATATGGTTAATGAAGATGAAAATCATATAGATAAAACAAAAGAAAAATATTACTGGATTAGACTTGATAGCGATCAATTAAATACAGTATATAATTTGATAGGAGATGAGATAAGAGAACTTGAGTAAATGTGAATTTAATACCTTTGTGAATTCAATAGGTATAAATGTGAATTCAATAGGTGTGAATTCAATACCCCCCTTGATTAGCTTCTTGGGGGTTTCTTTTGCCTTGCAAATATCTTATTCATGCATAATAGTTTTTTGCATTTTTTTGCATTTAATCGCATTTTATACCTTTTATCTTTATAGTACCCAAATGTTAAAGAAATGTTAAAGAAATGTTAAAATGCATTTTTTATGCGGTTTTTGTTTTTTCGTTTTATATGTTTGTGGAGCAATTAAGCAACTAAAAAAAATAACTATGAAAAAAACAATTGAAACCATCAGCGAAAAATTAACGATACCCTTTTGTATAATTTTCTTTTTATACTTAATGTTTCATTTAGCTAAATTATTAATTAATGCAAATGTCTAAAAATATGGAAAATTTAAACTATAAACCAGTTAAAAAGCTACTTTCAAAAGGCAGCACTAACGCCAAAACGTCAAAGAATGAAACAGAAACTTTTATTTTATACCTTGCACCATATAACCAAAACAACAAAGGCAAAAACATTTGCCAAAACGCCTC